AAGCCTGTCAAGTTAATTCCGTCTGACATATTATTCTCCTATAGGTTTTTATTTAAGCGGGTCTAGAACGTCCGCTCATCCATCTATTATAGCATTTTAGAGTCTATACTTCAGGTCGAAACAATTATCACAAACCATTATGAATTTTGTCTCTGTAGAGGTAATGCGGGTCGCATTATTCTTGCAACCCGCCACCTCGCATTTTTCTTCTTGGGACATTACTTCTTTTTTGTAGACTTTTTGACTGTCTTCTTTGGAGCAGTCTTCTTGGCAGGGGACTTCTTAGCAGGAGCCTTCTTTTCTGCTGGCTTCTTAGATGCTGCCTTCTTTGTTGTTTTCTTCACAACAACCACCTTTCTTTCAAAAGGAGATCCCTCTTGAACTAATCCATCACCATCTCGATCAATGGCGTTATAGTTAAATCCTTCTACCTCAGTAGGGAATAGCCATAATTTAAACTTTTTCCACATTATCTTTATCTATCTTTCTGATTATATAATCAATCACTTGTTGTGCCTTCCATTCTTCAGGAAGTTCAAGATTACGTATCTGTGTTATTATATCCCGTCGGATATTAGTATCAATGTAATCTTCCACCATATTATTTTATCATTTATAAAATAAGGAGGCAAGACCCTTGAGCCCTGCCCCCTTATTAAATTTAGACTACTTTACGAGAGTAACCTTTGCCTTTGGGTTCTTTGCATTCCATTTCTTAGCGAGTGCATTGAATGCCTTCTTTAGGTCTGCCAAGGCTGCTGCATTATCCGCCTTAAGCTTAGCAATTTCTGCATCCTTAGATGCAATTGTTGCTGTGGCAGAGTCCGCTGCGACCTTTGCTGCTGCATTTGCTGCTGCGAGAGCAGTTTCTGCTGTTGCCTTAGCAGCATTTGCTGCTGCAAGTTGTGTTGTAAGAGCAGTTACCTGTGCTGATAGATCAGTTACAGTAATGATCTTGACCGCTGAGGATGAAGGTGTGCTAAATCCTGTAACGGCTGTTCCCATGTCTGCTGATGCAGCATATGCAACGATTGTTACTGGGCCAGTTGCTGGGGCAACAAACTTAACTTCGGCAGTACCGAAATTTGTTAGACCAGATCCAGTTGTTACTGTATTTGTGTCTAGAGTTGCTCCATTAGCAATTGCTGAGATTGACTTTGCAGAAAGCTTGTTTCCGAATACGTCAACTGCTCCAAGTGTAACAGTTACAGATGTACCTGCTGGTGCAGCATCTACTCCCGTTAGGGTAAGAGAATTGATCTTATCTGATGTTCCTTGAACATAGTAAGTTGTTGTGGTTCCGCCATTTGTGATAGCCACTGAACCAATTGCTGTCGTTTTAGTATATACATAAAACGTTGCAGTTGTACCTGTTCCAACATTTTGCGACCATGTAGCAGCACCTGATGATGCAGTTACTGGTGCAGTTGAAGTTGCAACTGCTGGTACTACGAATGCATTTGTTGCCACTACTGAAACTACTGTTCCTGTGTCAACTGTTACAACAAACTCTACTGTGTCTGCTGTATCTACAGAGTTATCTGAAGGTACTGGCAAAGTAATAGGTGTAGTTGCTGCTGTTCCAAGGGTAGTTGCTGTACCCGCCTTCTTTACAGAAGTAATTGACATCGGTGCAGCACTTGCAGATGTTGCAACAAGGGTGCTCATTGTCATGGCTGCAACCACGGCTAGAGCGATTTTCTTAAATGAGTTCATTTAATTTATTTCTCCTTATCATATCCACCTCTTGTGAGCGTGGAATTCTAGTTTGTGTACGAGTTCCGCCATTGTGACGGTGAGTGATTATCCTCAATTTCGTTCTTCATATCAATGTCTTCGTACATTCGAACAACGTGCATGCATGGATCTTCTCCATCATCGAAGCCTTGCATTTCGTGTTCGGACATTGGTAGTCCGTCATGTGTGTAACATACGGGAGGGCCACACCAGCCTTTTTCTATCCCTAATGTAATCCATTCGTCAAATGTTAAATCCATTCTGCCAATTCCTTCAACAGGCGATGTTTTGGCATTGCCCCTACTAGTGTGTGGACAGGATTTCCATCCTTAAATAATACCATAGTTGGTATTGATTGTACAGAGTATTGAAGAGTTTTTTCCTGATTCTCATCAATATTTAATTTACCAACGAGTAATCCAGTCTCATTTGAGATCTCTTCTAGGATTGGGCCTACCTTTTTACAAGGTCCACACCATTCCGCCCAGAAATCCATCAAGACTAAAGTATTACTTGAGATAACTTCATCAAAGCTTGAATCAGTTACTATCATGCTGCCTCCACATGGGTAGGCCAATAGTAACTACATGTATCGCAACAGGTATAACCTAATTCACGATAGTCTGAATATTCGCTATAGAAATAATATTTCTCTGGATCTTTCTCATGAAGTCTGCCCTTATGGGAGTAATGAAGCTTTTCATCTCCAAGCCACCAGGGTCTGTCTGACTCTAGGCCAATAAAGTTTTCTTCGTATATCTCATCAAATTTTGCGTGTGTGCTATTCTTATAGCCACGAAGAATAATTTCTTTAATGATTGATTCATTATACATGAATAGCCAATCTTCGTGTCCACGCCACATTTTTACTGCAGGATGATTAACCCATGCACCCGACTGATCATAATAACCAGCCAAAGATTTTAAAACTTGTAGATTCTCTACGCTTTGCTTAATAAGACGCTTGCGATCTAAATGCTTAGCTGTCTCAGCAAAGTCCGCCTCTGGTAAGAATGTTTGCATAAGTATATTCTACTAAAACTATTCAGTCTCGTCAATAGGCTTTAATTCAGACGCTGCCTCATTAAATCTATCCATAAACATCTTTACAACAAAATAAGTTGTATCCATAGAATTATTAGATAAATTCTTTATATTATCATCTGTTCTTTGATCTTCAGGCAAGGCATTTGCCCATTTTTGAAATAATGCCTGTGCAACATCTTGAATAATTCCTTCAAGCACAGTCATGGTCTTTCCCATTTTCTCATCCATTGATTGCTCCTTTTACATTAATTAGTCGACCAGGTATGGTTTTACTATTTACTGAATATGATGTTTTAGATATAAGATTATACATTTCATCATAAGTTAGATTTGGTTTTAATGACTTAATATAAATCCATTGGGCTGCTGCAACCTGTGTAGCTACAGAAGTCCCACTAGAAATACCACTCACATTACCAACACTAATTGTCTTTACAGTTCCTTTTGCATAAAAATCTGTCAAGGCGGTGTCTACATTACTTGATGTAGCAATAGCATTTTTAAGATCTACTGCTCCAATGGCAATTGAATCTTGAATGCATGCAGGCCAGTCTATTCTGTCTTTATCCCCATTATTTCCTGTTGGAAAAAATACTGGAATATTGAGGGACTTAAGTTCATATATCATAGGTTGTAATACCTTAGAGGATGGGCAATATTGCCTGTAATATAAAAGCTTATGGTGTCCCTGAGACATAGATACAGCCTGAATATTATATTTATCTCTGTTATCTCTTACCCAAGCCATCGCTTCCGCCACCGTATTTTCAGTAGTTGGCATCCTATAACCCTTTGAGTTATGTCCAATAATCCTAATAAAAACTATATTCACATTTGGATTTGCAAGAGCTGCGATTGAAGCCATTTGAGTTCCATGTGTAAAACCATTACGAGAAATAATTTCATATGGCAGAACTGCAGATCCAATTCCTTCCATGTAGTAATCTCCGTTTGGACATGAAGGCCAATCTAGTATGCAAACTTCTTGAACAATTCTTCCTTGAAAAATTGGCAATGAAGTATCTATGGCAGTATCAATAATTGCTATAGTAGGTTTTGTTTGATCAGCATTTGCTGGCAGAATGCCAAGCATTGCTACGATAACCGCAAAGGATATTCTCTTTATCATGTATTGATAATACTAAATAAATCTCAGTACGTCAATAACTAATCTTTTTTCTTATTTGGTGAGTACCATTTACCAGCATCCATAGATGAAGGTATATTTAATTTATTTGTTTCTAAGATTGCTTCTAAAGTAATCTTAATGTATTCCAACTCAAATTGTTGTCTCAATACTTCTAATTCAAGTATTCTGATTCTATCTGATTTTCTCAATTTTCCATTCCTTCGATATCGACAGGGGTTGGGGCTGTTGCAAGACTACCGCAGTTTGCACATTCCATATCTAAAAAGTAAGTAGCAATTTGATATTCTGAAAATATTACTTTGACATTCCAGATATTACATCCACATATACATTCATGTGTAGGAGTTCCACGAAGATCCATAGCGCTATTATAATTAGCTGGCCTTAAATCTTTAATGTCCAACTCTTCGTCCTCATCATCAAACTCTACATCGCTTCCCGAAACTACGAGAATTCTGTTCTTTTCTAGCAGGTCTCTCGCCATCCCTAGCGTTACTAGACCAAAAAGTAGGGCTGAAAGACGTGAGAGCCATTTCATAAATCTATTATACTCTAGACTTCGATAATTGTAAAGGGAGGTCTTACCGCCATATTAAACTTAGCTGCAGCCTCTAAAGCCATGCGTACACGCTTACGTGGAGTTTTAACTAATGCTGTAGAGAACAAAGATCCTAGTGCTAACTCTTGGCCAGCACCTTCTGCCATGTATGGAACATCAACTTCTGCAACATGAAAATCACTATCCATTGTAAATATTCTTCCAGAACCTTGTACTGCAATTATAAAGATACCGCCTTGATCTCCATCTTCAGTTCCTGAACTAAAGTTTCCGTATCCATATTCTTTAAACGCATCTTTAACAGATTCAACAAATTTTGTTTTAATAAATTTATCTAGATTTCTAAATCCAGCAGTTGGTTTATAAACAGGTGGTGTCCAATAGTACTGAAGTATTTGACCCATTCTAAAACTATCAACAAAGCCTATGCCGAATTGTCCAACCTTAAAAACTTTTGGATCTGTACGCTGAAATATTAAACCAGACTTATCATCAGATGCAGCGGCATCTCCGCCAAGGAGGACTTTGTTCTCATTTATGAGGGCTACTATACAGGTCATATGGACTAGTATACTATTTTTAAAATTCCTAGTCCAGCTCCTCGTGCATTTCAATAATATTTAGCTGAACTAGGGCATTTTCTAGCTCAGATTTAACCTGAATTAGTTCCTGAATTGAGGAATAATATTTGTCCTTCCATTCAGTTAATTCTTTCTCAAGCTGGTACATGGCTATTTTGAGGTCTTTTATTTCTAATTTAAGATGATCCTGCTCACGCTCAGCCTGCCGCCTTTTTTCCTTTTTTACATCCTTTATTCCAGCAACAATCGCCGTTCCCATTCCAGAAAAAACGGCGGCTAATAGGGCAATTGTAATAGAGGTATAATCCATGATAGTCTAATTATACCTTTAATTAAGTTTAAACTAATAGCTCAGATGCTGATATTTCGTTGCCAATATAACGCTTTTTTAAAACAATTTCTCGTACATGCTCAGCGCCATTAGATCTTCCCGCCAAAATTACTACCCATCGTGGCTCAAATTTTGAATTAATGCAACTCTCGCACATCAATAAATTAATTGGCAATAAAGTAGATTTTTTTACATCTAATTTAGCTTTAGTTTTATTGCACGAATAGCACAATATTTTTTCCATTAATCTGATTCCTCTACATGTGTAAAAACGATTTCATCAATAATTGAGAACTCGTCATTTTCCATGAGTTCTTCGTACTCATGTCCATCTTTTGTATATTTAACTGTTGAAGCAAATGCGCCCATATTTTCTACTGAACCGTAACATCCTTCTGAATGAATATAAACAATGTTGATAACCTCATAGTACTCTTTCACTAGGTTTGCCCTCCAGCTCGCATCTTACTCCATATGATTCAATTAGTTTTTTTACCTTGGTAACATAGTCAATTACCATTTCTTTGTCTCTTCCATCAAATTGTAAAAAATTATCTTCATATAATCTTAATGCTAAAAACTCTGGATACATAACCACATCCATTAATAGTAAATGGGGTTTCTTAATTTCACGTATTTTTTTCTTCATTTCTTCGGTATAGAACACAGGCTTATTTGGTTCGCCAGTCCATTGATTAATGCCGTATTTAAAATGTTCTTTTAATCGATCATTGCTTTTATCAATATACATTTTTCTTTTTCAGCCTCTTCCATACCTCTTGATTTTTATGTAAATTCTTTGACTTATCTATAGAGCCTGCGGTTAAAAATACTCCACCCCATACTCCATATTCATCTTTTTCTATTCCCGCTTGATAACACATTGATATTACTGGGCAAGATAGACACATCTCATCAATATTCTTTGCAATATTTTGATCTGCTTCGTACTTATCATAAAACATATTGGTTTCCATATCCCTGCATACTGCAAGGTGATACCAATCAAAATCTTCTGGATCTACTCCAAGATCACTTAAAATGCTTGACATATTTTACGGGTAATTTCCATATCCCTTTATCATTAACGGAGATTCTTTCTGCCGTTCCCCAAGTGTTCTTTCTGAACATGCCCTTTATGTCTAAATATCCTGAACTATTTTTTTTCCAAATTATTAAATCGTAGTTATCCCAAAACGGATCTATATTCCTTGCCTTCTTTATGAAGACTTCTACACCCTTTTCAGTTAAATTTAACATGCTGTCCTTTAATACATAAACCGCAGCATCCCACTAATATATATTATACAGGTTTTGCTGCGGCTATGTCAATAGCTATTTGATAAAAGTTCCATCCCATATGGACTTTTGTACTTTATCTACTGGTACGCAATTTGGAACCATGCGACCATTCTTTTCCTTCATGCCTACCTGACGATATCCAGTCCAGCATGCTTTAGTTAAATTATCCCACTTGTCTTCTTCTTCATCATCTGACTCGTAGTCTTCACCATTTTCTGATTTTGCTACTGGCCAATTTACTTCATTTTTCATTGGATCGCCAACTGGAGCGGGATTCTGATTTGAGGCTTCTTCTACTGGCATTTCTGACTCAGACTCTTCGCCTTCCTCTTCCTCTTCTGGCATTTCAATCATACCCTCAATTGCTTCCATTAGGTGTTCAATTACCATTCCAAGTTGTTCTTTAGTTACTTCTGCTCTGAGAGCCTTTGTAATTTCTTCATCATCTGGAATTTCAATTACAGTATCAAATGGCTCTACTGCATCTGTTAACATGTCTTTAATTTCATCAATAATATCATCTTGAGTTAATGACTTTTTCATATTCTTTTCACGTTCTACAATTTTACGAGACCAAGAGAATCCTGCATCTCCGCCCCAAGCATCCCACATAATGCGACCATTAGATGGATTAGATGTATTATAGAAGTCTTTACCCTTCTTATCTACTTCATGACGGGAGAAAAATGAATACATGCGCTTAACTGTGGAAAGGCTTAATGTTTCTCCACGAGCAAGCTGACCTGCACGAGTCCAACCTACTGCTGTACCAGCACCAGTTGCCTTACCTTGTTCTTTCCAACGAATAGCCCTCTTTGCTGCTGACTTCATTCCAGCGGTGGGACTGTATCCTTCTTTAGCCATTATTTCTCCTTTACGCTAATAACTTTAACAGATTTAACTTCATCATCGATGCCAAAAATATCGTTAACATATTCTGTAGCATCTTCTTCGCTAAATGCTTCTACTTCTGCATTTATCTCAATTTTAATATTGTAAGATTTCATTACTTACCGCAGGTTAGGCATACACCACTAGCTGTTGCTGCTGGTTTTGCTGCGCCTCCAGTTTTAAACTTTGGACGACCAAATCCTACGATGGAAACCATTACTCCTGCTTTATTTTTCTTATAAGCACGAAGTTGTTTACAACACTCTCCACCATTTCGCTGACTTCCCTTTTTATTTGAAGAAGTGTTTCCTTCAATACACCATACGGTCCCATCTTCGTTATCTTCAATAACAATTCCGACATGAGAAATACGATCAACGCCATCTGAGGGGAAATCAAAATAGGCAATATCTCCTGGCTCAGGATCAGCGATGTCTCCGTCAATCCAAGCGTTTGCTTTCTTGAATGCTGCCGCTCCTCCTGGTGTATATACTGTATTTGGAATCTTGACTCCTGCTTCGTTTGCACACCAATTTACAAAACTTCCACACCAAGGTTGGAAATTTGCCTTGGTGTACGCTCCGTATTTTGTCTCGTTGTCTTTTGGTCCCTCAATATATCCTACTTGAGACTTAGCAACTTGGATTAAGCGAGCAGCACTACCTTTAGGTGCTTTTGCTGTTTCTGCTGGAACTGGAAAATCTGTCATTATTCTTTATCCCAATCTGTGTCAACTGGCTGTTCTGCTGGCATTGAACCATCAGGCTTCTTGGCAAGACGTGCTCTTACTTCATCAAGCTCAGCGTCAAGCTTATCTTCTGACATTCTAATTTCTGATTCAAGCTTTTTATCAGCCTGAGTGTTTTTAGCATCCATCTCTTTATTATCGAGTTGTGCCTTCATAATATCCTTAGCACCACTTTGTCCAATCAATAGACCCGCCAAAGTTCCTGTGATAAATGTTGCAACAGAACCTAATACATTGAAGAACATCTTATCATTTTCAGATTGTGCTCCAATTGGTTGTGAAACAAAAAGTAGTCCGTATAAAATTCCTACGGAAGTAAGAAATAAAATTGAACCAAGCGTGATGCCTAGAATAAATTTTAATCTTGCGTCAAGATCTTGTGGTGTTAATCTTTCTTTAGCCATTATTTACCTTATTCTTTTCATATTCAGCCCAGACTTCTTCTCCAACCATATCTCTAGAACATGTTCCTGATGCTTCACAAATTGGTGGATTGCACTCTGCATTTCCCCAATTGGCTGGATCTTGGCATGGATAACGATAAGATCCCTGATATCCGCATGAAGTCAGGGTTACAATTAGCATTAAGCTTACCAATGAGGCTGTTAATTTTCTCATATGGCTATTATAGCATTTATTCGTCTTCTTTTCGAAGGGGTATGGTAATTAACCAAATAATGGTTGCTGCTATTGTTGCCAGCCCGACGACATCTTGGGCGGTTCCAGTAAGGGTGAGCCAAGCGATAAAAAAGCCTAAAAGGGTCCAGACCTGGGCTATGCTCTCCTTGATTGCCTCCCATATCCAATTAAAGAAACCTTTAATTATTTTCATTATATCCTCCTAGTCATGGCTGCTGCCACAATATTTGCTGCAATAACTACTGGCACAATTACTTCCTGTGCTTTTTCTCTCTGGTCATCTGTCATATCAGATCCCCAATTTGAAATATCAAATAGTTTTTCAAAATCTATATCTGCAATTGCTCCAATTGGGTCTGATAAAAATGCTTCTGTAGCAACTTCTGTTGTAGCATCTGCTAATGTATATGGCATAGGAGCACTAGCGTTTTCTTTTATTCTATCACCAAATTCTTCCAAAGCTTTTGCAACTGTTGGTTCTGATGCTGCTAATGCTGCTACTATTGCTAATTCTTCTGTTTTAATTCCAAGACCTTGTGCTACCGCCGCTTTTTGTTCTGGACTTAATTTAGTTAATGTATCTTTGCTTGTTAAATCTGCAATTAGGTTTGCCGTCTCTTCTGTGATAGCATTAGGTTGTGATGGTTCTTCAGAAGGTTCAGCGGGAGTTGGCTCTGGTTCAGGAGTTGGCTCTAGATCTGTATCCGATGGCTGAGGTGAAGGCTCTGGTGAAGGCTCAGGAGTGGGCTCTGGATCATCAGTTACATCTGGCTTCGGTTCATCTGTGGTATCAGAACTTGGCTCTGGAGTGGGATCGACTGGTTCTGTTTGCTCAGGCGATGGTTCAGGAGAAGGTTCAGGCGTAAGTTCTGGAGTAGGTTCTGGCGTTGGTTGTGGTTGATTTGCCATAGCAGCAGCAATTGCTGCTTGAACTCTTTGTTGCTCTTCAAATGTCCATTGCTTAGTATATTCTTCCTGAGCATCTAAAATTGCTTCTTGCATATCAGATATAGCAGTATTATAAGTAGTTACAGATTCATTATAGTTATTTGTTGCTGTTGTCAGGTTTTGATCAGCAGTTGTTAGATTTTGTTCTGCTGCTGTAAGGTTTTGTGTAGCAGTTGTTAAGCTTGAATTGTATTGAGTTAATTTATTATTCTCAGTATTATAGTAAGAAACTTTATTATTATAAATTTCTTGGACCGTTTGCTGTTCTGACACTGCTTCATTGTATGCATCTATTTGTGATTGCGTTGCACCAGATCCATATAAAAATGTATTAAGATTACAGCTAAATCCTACTCCCCATCCTCCAGTATAATCGCATCCTGCTCCTGTCCAGCCTCCTGGAATTGCCCATCCAAGATGATAATAACCTGGGCCTCCGCCGTTATACCACCATATCTCTACATCTAAAGTTTTATCTTGACTGACGTCATAAACTGGAGAGTATTCGCTCCAGGAAGATCCTTTTTCTACCCATTCATCAATTGCAAGTTGTCCGTCTATATACATTCTAAATCCATCATCTGTATATCCAGCAAAATAGGTACTGGTCCAATGAGAAGGAACTGTAATCTTTCCAGTAAATTTAACTATAAAATCTTCATACCTACCACATACTGGTGGCTGCATAGAGTTTGAATTCCATACTCCAGTACATATAACTGCGTCTGGGATTGCTACTCCACCAAATCCTCTTGTAAGATAATATACTGTATATTGTAATCCAGAATTACCAGCATTTTGAACGGCAGCCTGTGTTGTCTGAACATTTAAATTAGCTATATCTAAAACATCTTGAGCATCATTTTTGTCTTCTAATGCTAAATTAACTGTGACTGTTTGTCCATCTACTGCTGATTGAGCAGATGTTTTATTACTTGTAGCCGTATTTTTTGCAATAACTGCTGCATCATATTCTGATTGTTTAGTGTTCTTATCTGCCTGCTTTGCATCCATATCTGCTTTTGCAGCAACTGCTGAATCATACTTACTATTTGCTATATCTATTAAAGCCTGTGTTGAAGCCTTTTCATTGAGTTTTTGAACATCCGCCTCAAGTTGTTCTATTTGTGCAGCGGCAATAGATAATGGATCGTCGCTATAAGCAGGTGTAAGAAATAGCCAACCAAACCCTAAAATGGCGGCTAAAGATAATCTCCATGCTTTTGTCCTAGTCAACTAATAACTCCTTGTTATAAATCTTATAACAAGTTAATTATATCATTGACTTACTTAGCGTTGTCTGTTTTGTAAAAGCCAGTACCTTTAAACTGAATGCCAAATGTGCCGAACTGCTTAACCATTGCAGCACCACATTTATCACATAACTCTGTCATAGTTGATTCACTAATTGGTTTGTTAACTTCTTTAGTGTGTTCACATATGATACATTTATAATCGTAGTTTGGCACATCTCTCCTTAAATTTTAATGAGCAGTTTATACACATGCTCAGGTGTATCCTAAGGCGTAACTATTAGCCCGTGCCCCATCCGAATGGGACAAGACTATTATACCTTACTTGATTTTGATTGTCTTAGGCTTTTTGTCTTCTGGTACAATTTTTTCGACTGTGACAGACAACAAACCGTTCTTTAATTCAGCACCAGTAACTTCCATATATTCACCAAGCGCAAATGTGCGGGTAAATTTACGAGCAGCAATTCCTTTATGAACTGCTTCACCAGTTTCTTCTGTAGCAACTTCTCCCTTAATAACAAGAGTTCCGTTATCTACTGTGACATCTACATCTTTTTTATCGAACCCCGCCAAAGCTAGGTCGACACGAAAGATATCATCCTCTACCTTTACAATATTGTAAGGTGGATATGACTGATGTGATGCTGTTGTATGTACTGAATTTAGGCGATCAACCATCCCGTTGAAGCCAATAAAAAAGGGATCCTTGAAAAGGTCCCATGTATATGTTGTAACCATTTTATTCCTCCTTTAAGCGAATAAATTAATATGTGGGCCCCTTATGGCGACCCACATATATTATAGCAAATATTTATTTACTAGTAAATTTTCTTTTTCTTATCCTGCATTTTTTGCTCATTTGCAGTTGCTGCATATAGAGCTCTTTGATGTGCTTCTGCTCTGCCCTTTGATGGGTGGCATCCTTTTAGTTCACCTTTATCATTTACTACTGCCCAACCTTTACATCCAGCAGCACCTTGTTTAACGTCGTATGGCATATATCCTCCTAATCGTTTGGTATTTCTGGCATCTCCATAGGAAGAATGCCCATTTCTTTTGCAAGCTTAAATCCTTCTGGACTTAAATTAATTGTAGCTTCTAAATTCTCGTCATAATCAACTTGCATATGACCATCCATATACAACTGCATCAGAGCCTTATCTACATAATTAATATGTGCTTCCCATAATTCTGGGGCAGAATCTTTAGCAGATTCATTTATAGCAAATATGAACTCTCCGCTTTCATCAACTCCAGCAATTTCTACAGCACCAATCTCGATATATCGCTCTAGTCTTTCGCTACTCTCTTGATCGTCCATAACTATATTATACCAATTCTATTTTGATTCCTGTTGTAGGTTCGAATACAGTGACAATTAGCACATACTATATCGCATTTTGCCATTTCTTCTAGGCCTTTTTCCCTACTAATACGTGAATATATTTCACTGACGCTACCGACCTTTTCAAACTCTGGCTTATGATCAAACTGAAGCATATAATGAGGATACTTTTCTCCACAATCTATGCAACCAGATGCTTCTTTTATTTCCCATACTTCTCTGCGTCTACGGGCTTTACTCAGATTACTTCTTTTTAAAGTTTTTTGATGCTGTCCATCGCCAAGATAATGGGCTATAGTTCCTTTCGAGCATTGAAGGATAGCCTGTATTTGTCTGTAGGATTTACCCTCAGACCTGAGTTGTAAAATATTTTCTTTGAGTGTCATTGATACTATTGTAATGTACCGTCTTCGTTTTTGTCAATAGTTGACTCTACTAATTGCTGTACATATTCTGAAAAATGTTTTCTGATATTTCCTGGTGGCCTTGACCCAGAAGCCTTCCAGATTCTCTTATATTCAATTACATTTGAAAATGTAGTTGGGCACAGCATATTACCATCATACTCTTTTAATACAGTTGGAAGCGGTACATGCTTGCCACAACATTTACATTCTTTAGCTTTATCTTGGTATATGCTCATACTATTTCCATTCCCTCTATTACTTCGGACAACTCTCTAGGCATTCTAGGCGCTCTAATAACATTCATTCTTGTAGTATCTTGATCTTCTTCTCTATCCCACCGCATAGGATCATATGTATGGATATCTATTTCTTGATTATTATCTGGTTTTGTTCTACTAATTGCATTATATATAGACCCACAAACTGCATCCGCCAAGTCTTTAGATCCTTTTCTTGGGTGGTCTACCTTATCACGCATAATTTTTAATTGAAGTAATTCATCTATCAATAGCGGAATATGGGGACCAGATAATCTTTCTTCAAGGACTATCATAGCCATATCGTCATAATGCTTTTTAGCAACCGATAAAGTCTCTGTATTAATTCCATAAGTTTTTAATTGCTGCATCATATCATGTGAGTTCCAACGGTCAAATGTGCAGATACGAATTTTAAATCCAGCAGTTCTTAAAGATAAAATATAATCTTTTACTTCTGTAAAGTCTACAGATTTATCTGCAGTTGGTGTCCAGTATCTGACAGCATCAACTTCTACAATTGGAGCTGGTTGAGAATAAGTATCAGTTACTTTTATGTTTACCCATTTCTGAACATGTGACATAGCAACAGCACAATGGTCATGCTTCTGAGCAAGGTCTACGTGCAAGAAATATTCTTTGTCTGGATCTGGTGCAAACCACGGTTCTAGCCTTCCAAATGAATCAACTGCTATAGCCATATTGCTAAATGACTTTTCAATCTTTTCACGAGACTTAAAGAATGCATCAATTGCTTCTGGTGGCATACAGGCAAAGCGGCTTAGAGCATCTGGCATATTCTTATAAAACTCAATCTTAAAGTCTTCAATCTTTTTTGTAGGATTTACTTCCCATGTAGGTCTCTTTAATGCATATACTTTAGGGATTTTATACGAGACAATATGATCTTCTTCCCACTCAACAAATATCTCATTACCCAAAGTTCCATCTGGCAAATCTTCGTCCATCTTAAGTGTCTTGCTTCTTACAATAGTTTCTTTTTCTGCAATTACAGAATCGTAAAACTTTTGAATTGGGTCATTCTTAAAACGTGGGAATGAAAGAAGAATAATCTTTCCATAGTCTGGAAAACGAGATATAACAGATCCACGATACATGTCATAGATAGCATCAGCTGTTTTAGCTTGATCATGACCTGTTGTATTCTCTGTAGCAAAGCCAGAAATTTCATCAAGGATTACTGCGATAACGTTGTATCCTTCGAATGCTTCTCGTTCTGAGTGTCCAGAATAAACATTTACATTTTTATTAAATCTAATTTCAGCAGCCTTCGGGTCATACTTTCCAATAAACCATGGACTTCTTTCGATACGAGTCTTGAATCCCTTAAAGAAAACGTTGTTAGCCTGTTGTGCGTTAACCGCAATATTAATAATATCAATTGTGTCTCCAGGCGGCTTACCATAATATGTTGCTGGATCTTTTAGGCATAGCAATAAATATACCATGTATGATACAGATATCGTTGAAGTATAATCTTTGCCAGAACCTTTACCTAATTGAGCAATAATTTCTGTGCAAGTCTGCTTAAATCTACGAGTTCCTTCTTCTTCGCCAAATAGTTTAATTAGTGTTGACTCTTTGTATATCTGTGAACCTTTTTCAATTAATGTATATTGATATTCGGAAAGTGGAGGAAGGCCGAGATAATCAGGGCTTGTAACAAATGTACGCAAATCAACTGGTCTCTCATCAAACTCCTCTCCATCAAGGATATCGATAAGATCATTAAAATTAAGATCCACTCACACCTTCTACATCTATAACAACTGGCTCAACTATTCCAGTAATTTGTGACAAACGCTTTGCCACTTCTAATTTACACTTAGGACAGCTTGCTGTTACTTCTTTTAGAATCTTTACGAGGATATCCTGCTTCCGCTCAGTTTCCGCCAACTGCGTTGCAAGTTCTGCGTTATCTAATAGGCCAACCTCTTGAAGCATGCCAATACGCTTGCCTTCAATATCTGCAATTAGTTTTAGGGCGGTGGCTTTAATATTTAATTGCCCTGCTTGGTCTGCATCCTCTACGGTCTTCCAAGCCTCTTTAATAAGCATGGCATAGTGTTGGTCTGCCCCAGAGATGGCTTCCTTAGCCCTGTCACGGGCCGTAGAATCGTTTCTGACGACTTCTTTCCACTCGTCTATATATCCTAACACCTCTGCCCGTTTAAAACCCGTTATAGAGGCAATCTGGGTGGCAGAGTTACCCTTGAGTAATTCCCCAACAACCTTATTCATACGATCAAAATGATCAGCTAATTCAATGTCCATATATAGATATTATATTCCTAGTCGACTAAAAAATCAACTGGATTTTTGCTTGGCAATCTTCAATAAGACTAAATATCCAATTAAATCGTCAATATCATTATCGCCTGGATAATCTGTACCCTTCATAAGCCTATTTAATTTATCGTCAATTCTTACATGGAGTTGCTCTCTTGGTCCCGCCTTCGAGAATATACGCACAGGGTCAAGGGCTGAATTGCCATAGGCAATATTTTTCCTTACCAACATATGTGCAATTTCATGGCAAGTTTCCCAAATTTCTTTGCCTGCTTCTGTGCCCACTGTTAGTAAATATAAGTCTTGGCATTCAAAGTTTTCTCTATCTTCAAATACTGGTTCAAGCATTGTCCATCTCCTTATACAACTGTTTAAGTCCTCTTAAGGTTCCGATATCCATATATCGTCCGCCTGGTCTTACCGCCCTAATATTAGCACTTTCATCAATCCATTCTTGAATTTGTTTTCCTGGATGATCCAGCTTAGGATCTATGTATCTTATCATATTCTTTCGGAATAGCATAGTTCCCCACATATCTTTATAATCGCAATCTGACACCTTATCTTTAGATGAAAGTACCTTACCATCAGAACTAACAGATACTTGTCCAACTCTACCCTTTAATTCTTCAGTACATTCCCAAATACCTAAAACTAGATCTGCTGTATTTTCTTTAAATAATTCTTTATAAATATTTCCTGGAGCATTTAGAATATATGTATCTGGCATACCTACAAGGACCGTATCGTTGTAGTCACCTATCATAAACTTAATTGCATCGGACATAGTTGAAGGCTCACGTACAATTAATTTAATGTTCATGTCCATGTTCTGTACAATCGGAACCCATTCAGGTCTTGTCGCTACACGAACTTCATCACAAACTTCAAGCATTTGTTCTACATGCCATTGCAACAAAGATCTTTCATCTGATACTGGTAAGCAAAACTTTGGAATTCCTCCAATACGAGAAGCTTTTCCAGATGCTGGCAATACTCCAATTGTATGCATTATTCTTTCCATTCGTGTGGGTTAAAACCATCTGGATATGAGTCATTTACTAGCGGATCTTTTTTCCATGCGACCCAACCTTCTTCCCTAGCATCTCCCCAATACAAATGAACTACATCTCTATCTAATAATCTACGAGCATCATTACCATTAAATATCTTTACTTTATTTTGTTTTAAGAAATCCATTTCCATAAGTTCTGGAGCCCACTCATTTAAATGCTTTTGATATGGCTCTACGCCAAGTTCTTTATATAATGCATCTGTAAACATCTGAACATCTGTATAATAATGAACCATATGATTATGATTTATAATACCATTTGAGCATCTTTCAACACATAAGTCTATGGCAGATTTAAGTATTGGACTACCTTTCTTAGCCGCAATTACTTGTGTCGCAAGCCATGGGGTATCTCTTTCAATATCTAAAACTACGTCATGTTCATCTGTTAGCCAATCAGATATTGGAGCCTTACAATGAGTATCCATATCAGCATATACCCCGCCAAATATATAAAGAATACCGAATCTCCAAAGGCCTGCCTTCATTACGCCTAATGGAAGGTTTATATAAGTGTTATAAACACTTTCTGGAAAATTAAGTCTAAAAAATTGTTCTCTATCCGCACCAGACATATATCCATGATCCCAGTCTGGATTTTGATCTTTCCATGTTTGAATACTAAATTTAGCATAGTCAGGCAATTCATCATACGAAGTTTCGTAGGTTTGCCATATAATTTTTTCTATCATTTTACTAATCCGTTATCCCTTAGTGCACGATATATGGTCATAGTTGTTACGCCACATTCTTTAGCTATTTCTTCCATAGTCTTTTTTTGAACTACGTATCTACGATATAGCCACTCTTTACTCTTATATAGTTTCATCGCTCTGTAAGCACCGTATTTGAATAATGAGCAATGCCGAATGCATCTGCTACATCAAAATCATCTAATGAAAGCCCATACTTTTTATTAAAGTAGTAAACTGTCCTTTGCTTTCTTATCTGCCTCATTTTATTTTTATACCATGAGTCAGCATATCCTGGATTTTCAAATCTAAGTTTATCTTTTTCCATCTTAGTAGGATTTTTGTTTCCTATGTATGCCTGCCAAGACGTTGGTGAAATTGTTATTACCTTAGCCCCTGTTGACATAAGCTCAGCAATTACAACTCCATAAACATATGATAATTTTATCACAGCATCTGGGGATCTGACAAGGATTGCTCCCTCTACTGCAATATAATCTGCCTTTAACTCATTTAGCATTGCATGCATTTTAACCTTAGCATCATATATCTTTTCATATATATCAGATCCAGTAAATTCTATTTTGCCCCACTTTAATGGCTGATCGTTTTCCATAAGGCAAAAGGCAACGGAATTAGTTGAGGCATCTATGCCTAAAACCCTATGTGCTTTAGTCTTAATCAACTCACCCAATTTCATTGATCATCCCCAATAGTTTTGATCGCTGCTCTTGATTTACTTTTCTATTACATGATGAACATAAATTAGACTCATTGTATCTACTTAATTGAGCACCACATTTTTTACATCCTCTTTCAGCACCGTTTCGTATTGCCTTTTTCTCATAATACTTTTCCATGATACGCCTATTTGTTGCAACACGGCAGCATTCGTCTGTGCAATATTTTTGGTTATGAGTCTTTGGCTCAAACTCTTTAGAGCATTCTTTATTAGCGCAAATCACAGCTTTGGAACCTCATAGGCTTCTATTTGAATAGTTCCTGTTTCTCCCGCCCAGCATTCTTTACGTATTGGGCAGTTCTTACAGGCGTAGGCGGTCTTAAGGAATGGCCTCATAGGAATATCGCCATCTTTAAAATTATCATATACTTCGCACATCCATATAAATAGATTATCTATAATCTCTTTATTCTTCTCAGTCATTTGAATAGGAATAAGAAGAAGCTCTTGTGTATTTTTATTTTCATACAAGAAGAAGGCTTCTTTAATATCCTTGAGTTTCATGTATGTTAGCAACTGAAGCATATGGTTAGCTGATGGAGACATCTCTGCCTGCCTTGTATCCCATACTTCTTGTTTAGCAGTTTTAATTTCTCCTAGGACTTTTGTACCATCCCAATCTATAACTAAGTCTATAAAGCCTCTGATTGGTGGATACTCATTTGTAATTTCAACTTCAGTTTGCACAGATCCGATCTTTGTAGTTTTAAATAAATCTGTAGCCTGCTCTTTAATTAATTTTTGAATTCTATCGTGTGCCTGTGTTCCGTATGCCATATTGGCAACTGCTTGAGCATCGTTATTATCAATAAAATATGCACCAGAGAAAGCCATATACCAATATCTTGGACAATTACCATGACCATATCCTAAGGAGCTAGGACTAAATGACTTTTTTGTCATTTCCCCATCTGGTCTCTTAGTAGCCATGTATGCATCATCAAGCATCTTGGCAAACTCTTTTACATCAAACTTACCTTCATACTTTTTAAACTTTAAATTTTTAACTATATCTCTAGCCATTATAACGAACGACATACTTGAGGGCATCCACAAGTTTATCTATCGACTCCTTTGCTGAATAATATACATTCTTCTTATTGTTATTAGCGGTTCCCGCTTTATCTTTAGCAATAGTAGAATATACTGCTGCAAGCATAGAGAACTTAGTTGACATAGCCTGCAATTCTATAATTAGATTAGGAGCCTTAGCAGCAGGAACATCTGGATTCATTAGCAGTTTTACCACAATAGCCAACGCTTTATCTAAATGTTCATCCTTCATAAATTCATGAAGGTCATTAAATTCAGTTATATCACTGATCAGTTCTAGAGTATTCTTGTCGCTCATTAAATCTCCTTGTGTAATCCATCGCCCAAAGTCCTAGTGGGTATCCTGCAATAAATCCAAGCATAAGCCCAAATAAAAATTCAATCATAACAATTTACCAATCAGTCCATATCCAAGCCATAGACCAACAATTCCCATTACTCCCGCAAATACTGGGGGTGCTGGAACTGGTAGTTTAAATAGTGCAAATACTGCACCTACTCCTGCTCCAGTTAAAGTTGTTAACAAAATCTCTTTCATTCTTCCCACTTTTCTACTAATTGTTCTAGTAATGACCATTCAATTACCGCAAGCCTCGTTTTGCTATTGTCCTTGCCAAGGATGAGTTTGAGTACTGGATACTTATCCCTACTAACTTTAAAAGTGTCTGTACAAACTTTAGCCCAAATAGCTTGCGAGATAGAGATCGACTTTTCGTACTCTTTATAATCCACCACGAAAGATTTCCATTGTGCGTCACCCTTCTGATAATTACCACGTCCACTATTTTTTTGCTGTTTTGCACCATCTCTTTTAGCCTCAGATCTTTCCGACATCAATTAACCTTAAACTGATTGTTATGACCATTTGGACATTCCCAAGCTAAAATCATAGTAGTCGGATCCCAGAAAGCTTCTTGAGCATCTTCTTTACATTTAGAACATGGTTTAATTCCATGTATCTTTTCTAATTCAGCCTTATGAATAATCTCTGGCTTGTGAAAAAATTCATTAAGATCTGGCATTAATTTCCTCCGCCAACTTATCTACTACTTCTGGATTATCACGAAGGTACTGCACTGCTTTTGCACGTCCCTGGAGCCGTTCCCCATCCACGGTGTACCAAGCACCACCTTTTTCCACGACCCCACACATTTCTGCAACATCAAGAGTTTCTCCGACACGATCTACACCAAGAACCTCTCCCTGGTAGTAGAAGTCATACTGTCCCGAAAGATTAGGGGGTGAGACTTTACTGTAATCAACAATCCAGTTAACTGGTCTTCCGACTCTTTGTTCGATAATTTTGTCGCCAACTTTAATGCCAGCTTTAATAGCATTAGCCTCAGCTTCAGACGACCAGAGTTTAATGACTGTGGTAGAGAAGAACTTGACAGCCATTCCGCCCGTGGGGATGTGCGAAGCATGCATAGATCCAAACTGATTTCGTTGTTGTGAGATGAGAACAAGTAGTGTATTTTTGTTTGCATAATTTAACATCTTGACTGCGTGGGTCATATCCTTTGCTTCAGCGCCGATTTGCTTAGTATCTTGCAAATCTTTTAATTCATTTCCATCTTTTTCAAAATAGATTGCTGGTAGAAGTGCAGAAATAGAATCTACTACAATTAAATCTACATCTGCTTCCATTAATTTAGTTGCAACATCTACCATATCGTTTACAGTTTTGGCAGGAGAATAGATTAGTTTAGATGAATCTACTCCTAGTTGCTCTGCCCATGCTGGATCATAAGATGCTTCTGCATCAATCCATGCACAGGTCTTACCTTCTTTTTGTGCCAATGCAATCATTTGTAGGCAGAAAGAAGATTTACCTGCTGATTTATTTCCCCAGACAAGAACCTGACGACCATATGGAAGTCCGCCACGCAATGCAAGGTTGAGTCCGATGCTAGGAGTTTCCTGCTTATGAACTTGAACTTCTTGTGCTGACTGTACTCTGTTTCTTGTTTTTGGATCTAGTTTTGCTAATATATCATCTAATACAATTGTCATTTATTTATCTTTCTTCTTTCTACCATTATACCATTTAGAATAGGTTTCCGTGAAGACGTGGCCTCTCTTTATTTATATTAATTTTCTTTTCTAGAATTTCATCTAGGCTATGAAGAATCTGTTCTTCATTTCTCATAGCAGCATACACATCTAGAATACGAATAATAATATCTGCTATTTCTTCAACTACCTTTTCAGAACCATGATTCTTTCTGATTGCTTCAAGTACTTCAGTAACTTCTGAATGTACTAGAGCTAATTTATTACCGATCTTGTCGTGAGTATATTCTCCGTCCCAAAATCCTTTTTGCCTTGCTGTTTCATGTAGCAAAGCAGATAAGGCATCTAGCCCATACTCTGTAACAATTTCATTGCTGTTCATTTTTATCCCTCAAACTAAATGTAAATGATGGGGGTTCCTCATCATAGCTAATAACTAATTCTTTATCTGTTTTTCCAGCATCTAAGAATTTTAGAGTTGGAACAGTTAACTTACCATATTCTTCTAAAATACCTACAAGTATCTGATTGATGCTTACATTGGCAATAATGCCCTCGACATCATCTGTCATTTTATTTCCTTAACGTTTAATGTTCCATCGTCTAATTTAGACAATATAACTTGACACTTCATTCCTTCACGCATTTTAGCCAAAGCTAATTTATACATAGTTGGGAATGCAATTACACGAGTAAGATTTTTATCTTTATCTGACATTACAATATGCGCCATCATTTTGCCAGCTTTTGTTTTATACGGTGTAAAGTTTACCACAATGTACTCGTTGTCCGCAAGATCATACTGCTTTCTATATAAGTAATCTACGAATAAATCTTTTGAATCTGGCGCAATGTCTGATACTTTAATATACCTAGCAATTCGATTATCTCCAACTAATATGAAGTACATTTGGTTAGTTTCAATCTGCGTTTGTTCATGATGGAATAAACCAATAGATCCAGTTTCATCTACTAATTCTATTCGTGCCCACCCTGAGCCTCTCTTAATACTCTTTACCATTCCAAACATAACGAACGATCCTAGTTCATCAAACTCTTCGATTGGTCTAGCCTGTGCTTTAATTCTTGGTGGCAAATCAATATTAAATGTTGGTATGCCTAAGTATTCGTAGTAGTTTTCTTTCTCGTTTCCTTGACGTGCATTATCATCAAAAGCAGCCCCACCAATGGCATTGAGAGCAGAGATAGCCCTGCTGTTAATACCGCTACCTTTTTTAGACGACTTTTCAATAAACTCTGCATAATTCTTAAATGGCCTCTTTTCAATAATCTTATTTGCAATACTGTCTGAGATAAACTTTACCTCTGCTAAGCCAAATATAATTGCATCTCCCTTTAATGAGAAATACACATCTGATTCATTAATATGAGGCAGTCTAATTTTAAGACCTAGACGCTTAGCCTCAATTAAATATTCAGTTCTTGTGTCTTTGTTGCCTTCATTTTTTAGCAACGAAAACATAAACTCAAGTGGGTAGTAATACTTGAGCCATGCTGTATAGTAAGAAAGCATAGAATATGCAACAGCGTGAGAACGGTTAAATGAATATCCTGCGTGAGCTTCGAAGTCATGCCATAGATGCTGTGCCTCTTTCTTACTAATGTGCTTTTCAGCACCAGCAATAAATTGATCTTTGAATTGATCAAATTCTTTTGCATCCTTTTTCTTTCCAATAATCTTACGAACCTTATCAGCCTCTGACCAAGTCATTCCACCTAAATGCACACAGGCCTGCATAACCTGCTCTTGATAAATAATTACACCATATGTATTTTCTGTAAATGGCTGCATAATTGAATGTACATATTTGACTGCTTCATTGCCATGCTTACGATTAATATATGAAGCACCTACAGTATTCATTGCGCCTGGTCTAACAAGAGCGTTTGAAGCAGCGAGATCTTCGAATGTATTGACTCCCATCTTCATAAGAAGATTTGTATATGGAGTTGCTTCAGCCTGAAATACACCTTTTGTATATCCTTCGCTAAGCATTTTAAATACATCTTTATCGTCTAAAGGTATTTCAGAAAGATTAATATCTTTCTTGTGTCTAGTTTTAATTGACTGAAGAGTATCTGAAATAACAGATAAGGTCTTTAGGCCCAAAGCGTCTAGCTTTATCAGACCAATATCTGCTACTGTATCCATGTCATAAGCAACAACTGGAATTCTTCCAGAAACTTTATCCTGAGCATCTTCTCGTGATTCTACTGGAGCATATTTACGAATGTCTTCTTTTGCTACAACAACACCAGCAGCGTGTACTCCAACAGATCTAATCTTGCCACGCAATCTTTCTGCCAGCCATGTTACTTCAGGATATTTAGCTCTGAATTCTTTTGTATTTGGAGATTCAACAAAGTCTTCAAATGTGTCTACAGACTTTAATGCTTTATTTACTTCTCCAAGTGGGACCATAAATACACGAGCAGCATCACGAACTACACCTTTATCTTTAAAATATGTAAATGTAGAAATAGATGCTACGTGCTTAAACTTTTTCTTTAAATAATCTTTAACTTCTTTACGTCGGCGGTCTTCAAAATCTGTATCAATATCAGGAAAGTCATTACGCTCAGGATTAATAAAGCGGAAAAACAATAGATCATATTTAATTGGATCTACATCTGTAATTCCAAGCGTATAGCAAACTAACGAGCCTGCTGCAGAACCACGACCTGGGCCAACCATAATATTATTTGTCTTAGCCCAATTAATCATATCCGCTACAACTAGAAAATAGGATGCAAATTTCTTATCTTTAATTACATCTAACTCTTCCTGCAACCTGTCAGCATAGACCTTATCTTCTGCCAGACCTAGTCGTTTAAGGCCTTCTGAGGCCATCTCAGCCAGTTTCTTGTCAGCATTGGTCTTAGGGACTGGAAGCAGGTCTAGACCCTGGTAGAAGTCGTATTCTCCAATTTTAGAGGCTATCTCCATTGTATTATCGAATATATCTGTTCTATTTATACCATGCTCTTTAAAGTCCGCCTCAATTTCCTGGCGGGTTTGAATAAATAAATTATAGTCTTTAAACGATATTTTACGATCAGGATATAAGTAATCAAATCTATCCATCATATTCTTCATTTGGCGGGACATGTCAAAGTCAGCCTCTTTGTCTACCTTTGGATTTGTAGATAAAATTAGCATGGCTTCTTCTAATATCTTATCTTCGCCTTTAGCAAAGTGTGCGTCTCCTGTTGCCACCGCCTTAATTTTTAATTCATCTGCTAATTCAAGAAGCTTTGAATTTATTTCTTTCGGGTTGTGGGATTGTACCTCCACGTAAAAATCTTCACCAAAAGTTTGTTTAAAATCTTTGAGTACAAGTTTTGCTTCTGAGAACTCCTGACGTTCAATAGCTTTACTAATAAGGCCATTGAGGCATCCGCTAAGTACAATAATATCTTCCGCATATTCTTTTAATATCTCTCTATCAATACGTGGCTTGTGATAAAAGCCTTCATTCCAAGCAAGCTCTTGTAGCGTGTGGATATTGTTTAGTCCATTCTGATTTTTAGCTAACAGGATAATATGGTTATATGCCTGAATACTTTTATCTGTTTTAGATGAACGATCAAATCTATCTGTAGGGGAAATATATGCTTCGACCCCTAGAATTGGCTTAATGCCAATTTCTTTACATGCCTTCTGCATGTCACGGTGTGATGATAATGTTCCGTGGTCTGTAATTGCTAATGCAGTTTGACCTGCATCTTTTGCTGCTTGTGCAAGTTCGGCAGGAGAATTAAGGCCATCCATCAATGAATAGTATGAATGCACATGTAAGTGTGTGAATGACATTAATTCTCCGCCTTTAACTTGATATTACCAGTCTAGACTGCTACTAGTTGCTGAGTCTGACTCTGAGTTGCCACCTTCTCCGTTGAAGAAGGCTTCTTGTTCCGTATATGGAAGATCACGTACTGCTGACTCTTCAAGCTTATATAGCTCAAGAGCAGATGCATCAAATGGTGTTTCATCCTTTGCAAGAGGGATAATAGTGTAACTTGTATCCGTCTTTGTTCCTGTACGCTTGATACGCCACATGAGATTTGTAATAGATCCCATTTCGCCTGCGTATTCAATTAGTGTAGGTGTAACGGTCTTACCGCTTGAACCCTGTGAAAGAATTGCTACATATGGCTCTTCCTTGCCATCATCAACTAGCACATTGATATAGAGACGTGAACGACCCTTCCAACCTGCCTTATAATCCTTACGATGTTGCTCACAACCATAGCACTTGCCCTGATCGTCCATTGAGCATAGAGCCTTACGGCGATAATCTTTTGGATTTGTATGTTCGACTGCAATAAAGCCCAGTCCTAGCTTTTCATTATATGTTGGTGAATCTGGATCTAGTTCCTGAAGGAAGCGAATCTTTACACTCTCTCCGTCTTCTAGCTTTACCCAGCGACCCTTTGTTCCATCTGAACTTGCTTGTGGCTTATCCATAACTGCGTTTAAGCCTTTTAGTCCTTTTACGATACCCATTTATGTATTCTCCTTTGTAGTTGACGGTATAGATCCGTCTGTTCTTTCATTATATCATGGATTCCAGGTTCTGTATTCAATGTCGGATACAGAATTTTTGATACATGTGGCAATTTCTTCATCAGTCATGTCACCTGCATCTTTTGCATTGCTTGGATATATCTTACCATAACTATGCGATGCCCACAAGATGTCTTTATTACGAAGTTTACTAGCAATGGTCATTCCTAATTCCCGCCCAGCTTGGTCAGCATCAGTCATGATTACTATTCGAGTAAAGTATCTATTGAGCAAATTTAAATTATCGTGTGATATATGTCCACCTAAAGTGGCAACAACATTTGGAAATCCAGCCTGATGCACACGAATAGCATCAAATGTGGATTCTACAATAATAACCTGATTGCCAATTTTCTTGGCACGGTGAATATTAAACATAGTTTTGCTGCGTGGCAAATTGGTGCTATTCTTGAATTTCTTTTCTGATATAGATCTACCAACAAGACCTACAGGAATTCCATCTGGACTATGAACTGGAACAATTACCATACCCATATTAGATGAATAACCTAATTTAAAATGTTGCATAGATTCGTCATTTATTCCACGATGCCTAAAATATTCTTTAGCATGCAAGTTTGATTCAAGGTTATTATGAAGATCGTCTAAAGTATTCTGCGGAAATTCTACAAAGTCTGGCTTATCCTCAAACATATCCTTGAGCACTTCATCAAAATTTTCTAGGGATTCTGATTCACGTGCAGCAATATATCTGATAGCCTCAAATTCATTCTTCTCTAAAAGCTTTTTAACTAATTCAACTAGCGTTCCAGTTTCTCCACATGAAGGATTAAAACAGATGTACGCACCCTTTTCACGGCTTACGCTAAAACTAGATGTATGGCGATTGGCATGAAATGGACAATAGCATAGGAAATCATTACCTGTTTCTCCAACAATTTCAAGTCCTGCTGATTTAATTACGGACTTTACATGTGCTGGGGCATATGTCGTGGTATCAACTTTCCTTGAGACCATCCCTCGTATTGCCATGATTTCTTCTTTCCTACGTATATTCCATGGATAGTCATTAGGAACTTCCATGTCTCGCCTGTGAATTCTACCGAAAAGGCTGGGTCTATGTCAAGTACCCGAACATATCCTTTAGATCTCATACTCTGCACGAGAAGGCTTTCGTACTGAGCTCTTACTCTTATCATATCTGAATCATCTAAAAACTCTACATTTATTTGAAATCTTTTAATTGTTTTATGAGTCATTATTCATTGTTGGCAAATTCTCATAAATTGGATTAATAACACCACGATTAATATCCCAATCAAGGTAGAAATCAAATTCATGTCCATGACGATTCTTTCGTGATACCACTTCAATCATATTGGTTCCTGGATATCTGTGAATAGCCATAGCCATATCAGCATCGTATTCGATTGCCTTTGACCACGCTACCTGCGACATCATAGGTGGATTATCTTGATCTGAAATATCGTCTGCGGTGGCAGCAGTAATATCAATAATTGGAATATTATTTGCTACCGCTAATAACTTAAACTCACGAGATATATTTCTATTACGCTCAACTTCAGAATTACTTCTCTTATTGTCATTGAATAACTGATGGTAATCAAGAATAACTAAGTCTGGCTTATGCTGATCAATCTTACCCTGAACAGTTGCTGGAGTGACTTCTGCTGTACCTTCATTTGATACGAGAATAAAACTATTCTTTCCTTCAAACTTTTTAGTACCCCAAGATCTGAAGTCATCAATATTAATATCGCCCTTTGAAAGATCGCTGGCACGGAATAATCCTGAGCCAAGCATTGTATAGATACGGTCACGCATATTCTCTGGAGACATTTCTAGAGAAATTATCATAGGCTTAAACCCCTGCTCCCAAGCTTTGCATGCAAGGTAGGATGTGAACCATGTCTTACCACGTCCTGGCCATCCGATAGCAACAATTAAATGTCCTGGAGCCATACCTGTTGGATATGCTTTATCAATAGCATCAAAACCTGTAAGTATTCCTGGACTTCCGCCCATGATTGCAGAACGCTCTTTAACTGATAGGAAATGATTTTCTGCTGATTGCAAGTCTACGACATCTAGGTCACGAACGTTATTTGTAAATTTAGAAAGGTTGGCCAATTGAGATTGCATATTTGCAAGTACTCTTGCAGCAGCATCTTCTTTAAGGGCAGACCCAGACTGAATAATTACTGACTTTAATTTATTTGTAAGATATTCATTCTTAAGCTTATCTAAATAGTATCCAGTCTCAGCCTTTGTAGTAACTGGTTCAAAATCTTTATGGCGTTCCATGAGTACACCAACTTCTGGAACTGCTTTAAACTTATAGTAATATGATTTTAGGCTGTTCCAAATATCTCCATGTGACGTAAATATGTCATCAACATTATCTGCAAGAAGTGTGCTGATATCCTTATTCTTGCATACTGCTGAAATTAATTCTGCTTCTGTATTCACTCTTCGCCTTCCACCATTTTCTTTGTAGCCTCTCGCAACATGCGACGATTCTCTTTATCCTTATCAATCTCATTCTTCAAAAAATCTATGCGGTCAAAGTTGTAGAAAAAGAAATTGAGCGGATGCCCAGATTTGCTAGTCTTAAAATAATATACAAGCAGATCTTTGGCACGATCATATCCTACACTATCTATAACATCTTGCATAGCCCACTTCTCACGATACTTATTAAGACGTGGCTTTTTCCCATACTTCTCCCTATACAAGGTTTCGTATAGGCCCATTAAAACATAGGGCTCTTTCTCATTTGCCACTCTTTAATTCCTCTTCAACTTCACGAGTCTTCTGAATTAGCTTTTCTTCTACAAATTGGTAAACACGTTCTGTAGCTGTATCCGCATTTTCTCCATCACGAACCCAGTCTTCAACGCCAATACCAATCTTAATACTTTCATAATTACCGAGATTACGAGTAAACGAAAGATCTACCTTAACTCTAGTTTCCATTATTCCGCCTTCCATACAGGTACAAACGAACCGTCATTGGTCTTAGTATACAATATTGTATTGTGTTTGAGAAGAGCCTTTAATTCTGTTCTTGAAGGCAAATCTCTAATATAGCCATCGTCTAGGATAAATTGATGTATGTCCAATATGTCCGATTCGCTTAACATGAATTTAAACCAGGAGCTTTCTGGGTTACTTATTGGGTATACTTTTTGCGGTACTTTTATTTTACCCGCCAAAATATACTCCTCTAAAGTAACCTTATGTCTATTTAAAATCTTGCCAGCGTCTTTAATGGTATACGCATTTTCCATATTTTTTTCTACTAAAGAATAAGAATATAAAACTCTTTTTTTATCTGGATAGCACCAAGCAAATACCTCATCTCTTGCCCTAGATGCCTTAAGAACCTTATGGATCTTATCGTTTAGGAAGAAATAGAGAAACTTTTTGCGTACTGCTTGTCTCTTTCCTCTAGCCATCTTCCAAACCTATTCGTGTCCTTATTAATCATCCATCGCCGTCCGCACAGGATGCAGAAAAGTTCTACGTGAAGCTTTTGAGAAAATACTCTATCTACAAAAACTCTACCGTTACAGCGTTTACATGTCATCATAATTTAAACACCTTGCCATCCACAACACATGAATAATCTGGGGCAACATGAATCATTTGAATGTGTGGATAATCATTTACAATATGAGCGATAGCAAATCCTTTTTGCCAATCGTGATGCTGAGTATATTTCATTCCTGGACCTTTTTCATCACACATATGTCCAATTTCATATCCACGAAGAGTTTCTCCTTCGCCATTATTTCTTAATTCATATGTAACTAAATGTGATGCAATTCTATGTGAATGTCCACGGATTAATGAAACCTGTAGATCTTCCATGTCTTTACGAACAGATCCAGTTGCTGCAATTGAAATTCCATGATGAACATGGATGTCTCCGAAGCGGCGTCTAGGTAATTCATTATAATAAATGTATTCATAGCCCAATGAATCTAAAGACCACAATGCTTCTGGAGTTACTTGTGCTGCATATTCTGGAAGCTTCTTATCTATGTAGTCAAAGATTCGAATATCGTGATTACCCAATGCCGAAAACAATTGTGCTTCTGGAAGCATCTCACGAGTCTTTGCATAAAAATCTCTTGCACCCTTTGCTTCATTTCGCATCATAGGTACAATTAAATCTGCGCTATCTGTTTTATGTAAATTAAGAAATTCGGCAGAGCGACCTTCTGTATATTTACTGTAACATGCCTGATCGTCTGTATCTCCAAGATAGTCGACAACATCTGGCTTAAACCATTTCATGACCTTGAACCAAAGTTCGATCATCTTGTCATCTTGATATGGGAATTGCTGATCAGATGATAGCATCCACTTTAAATCGTTTGTCATTCTCCACCTTAATATGAAAAAAGTCACGAGGCCGTGACTTGAAAAGTTACAATACGAATTGTAACATATAATCTGGATCTGTCAAATAGGTCTTAAGACCATTGCGACAACATCTACTGATACTGTCTTAGTACCTTTACCTTTATTTACTGCATATATTGTTGGCGTATTAGCTTTAACTTTAGATACGCTTACAGTAATATTATCATCTGCTGTTAATGTACTTCTAATGCTTACATTTACAAATACTTTTCCGCTTGTAATTTCATCATATGTAAATTTATCTCCAAAATTAAATGGATGTGTAGCCAATTTACCTGCACCCAATTTTTCAAAAGTATGGGCAAGCGTGAAAAATACTGGAGTTGCAGAATTTCCATCACCATCTGTTTGATTTGCTACAGATGTCATTTGATATAGGCTATCAATATTTTGAGCAAGCTTATTTAATTTGACTGGATCTAATGGTTCCCCGTCATTAAATGTAACTACTTGGTGCTGATTGGCTGCCATTATAGACTTTCTCCTATATCGTGTGCTTTTATTTCCGCCTCAGAAACTTCAATTAGATTAGATCTATCTAGACCATATCTATTAAATATATCTGGGTCCACAATATGCCGTAGCTTATTTTGTGAAACTAAATACATTTTACCATCGGCAATGTTTTTTATCAAGGTTCCGTCTCTAAAACCTAGTTTACCTACTAATTTAATACCAGACAATGCCGACTCAGTTGCCTTTACTGTTGTAAAGTTCCAAGATCTAGTTGCTCTTTCAGATATCAACTTATATCTTTTTCCGTCTTTAATCCAATAAGTTTCTTTATCGGTCTGGACGGCAATGCCTGATGGGAAATTAGTCGGTTGTGAGATTACTGAGATGTTCTTCGTACTGTTGAACAGCTTCATCCTTAGCCTGCTTTTCTTCAATAAGTTTAGTAATTTCTGCCCGTAATACTGCAATTTGAGTTTCATAATTAGATACAATTTCTCCGATACGTTGCTGTAGGGCGGTAATTATTAGTTCCGCTTTTTCTGCCATTTATTTTCCTATTCTGATTCTACTTCTGTTCTTTCTGTTAAAAGAGCAGTCTTCTTTGCAGTTGCTGCAGTAATTCTATTATTTATAGACGCAATAGATACTGTGTCTGGTGACTCAACAGCTTGTGCCTCAATAAGATCTAACTCAGATCCATAGATAGAATATTCAATATTTCTAAGGTGCTGATCAATAATTGATAGCTTATCTTCTTTTGATAGACTCATAATGTCCTCCTTTTCCTATTATACCACTGGGGATACTTTTTTCAAAGTAAAATCTATACCAGCAAATTGCTCGTATTCCTCTAGTGTTCTTACCGAGCCCAAAGCATCTGGCCCAATTATTTTATTTTTGATTATTTCAGATAGTTTAAATTTAGATCTCATATCTAAATTCATTACTTCTTTTGGAAAATCTTCTCCAGTTTGCCTTCTTAAGTTTTTTTCTTTTATGCTTGAATCATAATAAAGGTGATATATGTTTTGCTCTTTAGGTAATAATAAATCATATCCATGAGTGTATAGTCTCAAAGCTATTAAAATTTCTTCCCCCCAAAAATAGATGTCTTTGTTTGGCTTAATTGAAGCTATATTTCCATTTGAGAATATTGACGCAGCAGATACAGATCTTGTAAAAATATTTTCTTGCGGATTAGCTACAGCTCTTTGATGGGGAATAAAATTATTATCTTCAAAGCTTAGCTCTTGAATAAAGTCTGTATACGATACGTGTGTTTTTTCATTTAATATGTTCAATACATTATCTTTATATTCATAAGCACCAGGATAACAAGATATAACTGGATTTAAACCTATTTCATAATAAAAATTATAATTTTCTATTAGAGACTTGTCCCAGTTTTTTTCAAATCTGGTGTGAGAATCTATCTGCAAATAAAAATCTTCTCCATTGTAAAATTCATTTGCTAAATATCTTGAAATACCGACTCCAATATTATCTGGGGCTTTACTAATTTTAATTTTAACATTATTAAAATTTGGTATGTCTATATCATTATTTTTATAATATGATAAATGAACTCCAAAATTAATCTGATTTTCTCCAGAACTTTTATTCATTGCATCTCTTATAGTTCTACCTAATTCATAGTCATGATAAGCTGGAATCTGAACAAATATTGAGGACATTACCATTTACCTATTGGGCAGGAGGCATGCTTAACTTTTGTTTTTAATGCCATAAAGCATCCACATTTTTTACATTGCTTAGTTAATTTTATTAACTCTGGACATTGTAGGCAAATATCATATCTACTATTAGCTACAGATTCTTCTGCACGATCATTTGGATTTAAAATATCCCATGGACGTGCATCCCTATCTTCCTGAGAATTACTGTCTTCTTGGGCTGGTAAATTTTTTGCAGCCTCTTCTAACTCTCTTTGCTTTTTTTCTTTAAACAATTCCCATTTACTTTTTTCTGTCATTCCATTTCTCCTGGTATTACAAACTCTCCATTAATATACTTCCACCCTGGAATAATGTATTCAGCATATTTATTCTCTCCAGTATAGCCAACCACCTTAGCGTCTGAAAGCAATATAGAGTATACCATTTCATCACAAACTAAAGTATCTATAATCTCATTGTCTTTAATTAAATCTATATAAAAATTACCATTATTTTCTGGTGTAGGAGATTCTCTAAATTCTTGAATTGTTTCCATGAAGTCAGCAAACCACCTATCTGTAGCCATAGTTAATACCACTTCAGAATCAATAATGAAGGCCAAAGGTTTACCGCCCTCTATATTATTGTCTATCCTATTTTGTTTTACTCCAGGAGTAGACCAGTCTACATCTTTATATATAATCATTTTAGTATTCTATCATTTCTATTTAAATCTGTAAAGGGCTTATACATAGC